CACCTTCACCCAGCCAGTATGCGGTAGCGCCACCGGTTTGACGGGTGACATCCACGTTACCGACCAGGCCGCCCATCGGAGTACCGAGGCGCATGATGGTGGTGCGGTTGCGCAGCATCTCGATAAAGCTGCCTGCGGTGGTGGTGTCGATCAGGTTCTGACCGCTCTGGGCGCCAGCCGGGGTATTGTCTGCACCACCGGCGTTGAATGCCCGCGAGTTCAACACATCATCAGGGATCAGAATGCCCTGGGCAGTCTTGCCGAGTTGACGCTGCGCCGCTTCGGAGCACTCGATCTCGAATGCAGCCGCGTCACGATCAGCCTTGGAGGCGTTCGGTTGCAGGGCACGTACAGCACGGAAAATGGAGTAGTTGCGCACTTCCTGATCGGTCAGGCCGATCAGCGGGCTCGGCATCTCGGAAAGCGGCACGCCGGAGCGCTGGGCTGGTTCACGGGCGCTGATAACACCAACAATGGCACGTGCGTCACGGGTGTTGATGTAATCCAGCACCTCGGCACGGAACTGATCAACGGTCTTACCGTCGGCAACAGCCTTGTCAGCCAGGGAGCGGCAGCCGTACTGCTCACCCATCTGCAGAATAGATGCGGTGCGCTCGCGCTCAGCTTTGGCAGCGCCATCGCGGGCGTTGCGAACATCGGCACCCGCCTCTTCCAGCACTTCGAGCACTTCGAGGATCTTGCCCTCGGCATCAACCATGGCACGGACCAGGTTGCCCTTGCCGTCACGCAGGATTTTTTCGTTCATCGTTCTGACTTCCTCAGTAGTTGAGTTTTTAGCGGTCGTGCCACGCTCAATGGTGCCAGCATCGCCGGTTGGCCGTTTCCCATCCTCTTGGGGGATTTCCAGTGAGCGGCCCACGCCAACGTCATCATCTGCGGCGACAGAAACAAGGCTCACTTCATAGGGAGTCCAGGACACGCGGAACACATCAACGCCATCACGCTCTTCAACAAGACGGAGGCCATTAACGAAGTAGCCAACCGATACCTTGGTGACGATGTCATCAGCCACATCCTGAAAAAGCGTTTCACCATCTTCTGAGCGGCTGAACCGAACCTTGCAGCGCCCCTTCTTGTCTTGGTCGATACGAGCTGTGCCCTGCTCGATCACGCCGCGCTGATCGTCCCAGTCGTGCATCCAGAGCAGCGGAGCCTTGTTGTTAAGTCGGGTCAGGTCGCATTCGCCAGCTTCGTGACCAAGGATCTCGATGCCAAACCAGCGCTCAACACCTTCTGTTTCGCTGCTGAAAGAAAGCTCAACGGTCCGCGCTTCCTTGTCGATGCTGACCACGGTTGCTTCGCGGTATAAGGCGCCACGGCTTTGAATCTCTTTCAGGCGCTGGGCCATGCGCTCTTGTGCTGTTTTCATGCTTCGGCCTTATCAGTTGATGGTGTTGGTGCAACTTTCGGTTGTGGCCTGCCCATGGAGAGCAATACCAGTTCTTTGGCGGTGGCTTCTTCGATCCCTTCCGATTTGTAGGCCTCGATCATCGCGGCGACATCGCGGGCAGACTCTTGCCAGACGGTTTGCGGGTCTTGACCCTGCTCGCGGATAATCTTGCCCGGGCTGGTCAGCATGTTGTTCTTTGCCTCGACGGCGGAGTTCACATCGGCGCGCGGGTCGATCCACTGCCAGCGGCGGGCTTGCCACTCCACCACCCGATACTGATCGATGCGCTCGGCGGGCAACGGCTTGCCTTTGACCTTAATCAGGCCCGCCAGCAGCACCCGGGGCAGCCATGCCTCGAACACCGGTTCGATCAGGCTTTCGATCAGCCACTCCTGCAGATCCTTCCAGTGCTCCCGCTCATCGAGGGTGCCCTGCCGGATGCTGGAGAAGTTGACCCCCTCCAGATCGCTGGCGAGGTTGTTGTAAAGCACACCGAAACCGGCGGCCATGCCCCGCAGAGCTTGCTTGTAGAAGGGGGCATATTCCCCAGTCGGGTATTGCGGATTGCTCTCTTTGACCCGGGCGCCAGCCGGCAACACTCGCCATTCGCCAGGATCGCTGTCGATGGTCAGCTCTTCATCTTCGTCATGCTCTGGGCCTTCACCATTCTCCCACTCGATAAAGCCCATCTGGTTGGCACCGGTGCGGGCCTTGATGATAGCCGCCTCTTCCATGGCGCCGAGCTGGCGCATACGGAACAGGGCTGTCGCCATCCACGGCAGGCCGCGCTTCTGGCCCACCATGTCTTCGAGAAAGCCGTGAATGATCTCTTCCGCCGGGATCCGCACGTAGTGCTTGCCGCCCCAGTGGTAGTCGGCCTCTTTCTCATCGGTGCTGGTGAAGTAGTAGGCCAGCGGGCGGCCGTAGCGATTGAACTCGATCCCTTGCCGGATGAAGGCGCCAGTGCGCGGCCGCTGGTCGTTCAGGTCAATTGGGCAGCGCTGAGGATCCAATACCTGCAGGGCAAAGCCCCACTGGCCCCCATCTGCGCCAAACACCAACCGCACCATGAACTCGCCATCTTTGGCGGCGCTGGTGATGCAGTTGTTCTGAATGGCGCGCCATGAGCGGCGACCGGTCACATCGCAGTTCTTGCGCTTGCCCCACTCCAGCCAGCTATCTTCGATCGCCTGGTTGGCGGCGTTATCGAGCTTGCCGCGCGCGGTCATGCTCTGGGCCTGCAGCATCACTCCTTTCGGGCCGACGATGTTTTGCCGACACATCCGCAGGAACGAGCGGCCGTAATCGTTATTGGCTGACTGCTCGCGGGAGCGGGCCACCAGCACAACCTGGTTGCGATCAACAATTTCATCAGCGGTGAGCGGGGTGCCACCCCATGCGGTACCGAGCCTGTCTTGCCGAGCGGCGGCAAACATGCGGGCGCCGGTGCGGTTGCGCATAAAGTGGCGCTTTGGCGGTGATTCAGCGGCTTGTTGCTCCATCAGCCGCTGCTGCCATTTGAAAACCATGGTGGTCATCAGCGAAGCCTCACTCTGACGGTGTTGCCGAACGGGTTACGGCCGCAGGCGAGATCCTGCTCACGCTTGACCAGTCGAACATAGTGGTCGCGCAGCTTGAGCAGATCGGGAATAGAGGTGCGATAGAGTTCTCGGTTGTTGATGCGGTACCGCTCCTGATCCAGGGTGGCCCGCTGGGCGATCACTGCCTCGATGGCATCGAGGGCGATCTGGTTTGGCGTCCGGCCATCAAAACCGGCGGCAGCATTGATCAGATCAGGGGTGATGGTGACTTGCCCGCACTCTACCTCGACCATTTCACTGGTCGCGGCATCAACGGCGCGCAGGGTGTACCAGTAATCACCTGCCACCCAGCCAGCAGTTTCTGTGACTTCGGCACGAAAGCGATGCTGCGACCCTTCCGAGGTGGCATTCATGGTCATCGCGCCGGGGCCGCGCAGGGATACAAAGACACTCCACGCGGGAGCAGGGTATGCGGTTAATGTCAGCAACAGGTTAAACGTTAACCCGGCTCCGATTTTTGCAGGAAAATTGCAGCTCACCAGCCCCTCACCCATCCGCCTTTATTGCGCCCCGCGACGGATTTGGAGCGCTTGATCGTGGGTTTAGTCTGGGTTTGCGGTGGTTTCGCTTCCTCTTGGGGGATTTCCTTCTGACCTTCCGGCTTGATGTGACCACCCTGCGGCGGACGCTTGGCGGTGGGTTTCTTGGTGGCTACCGTATCATCAGGATTGGCAAGCCGCTCTGCCAGCCGCTTGAATGACGGGTTCATGATCTTGAGCGCGGCATAGGCATACACCCTGCAGTCAAGCGCCTCGTTGCGGGCCCGATCCGGTTTGGTCCACGTTCTGACCGGCTGGCCTTTGACGTAGTGAGTGAGCAGCTTCTCGGCAGTGAGCTGACGGTACCACTCAGCATCCCGATCGCTGGGGGTGTGGCAGTAGCCTGGCCCGCTGGTGCGGGTGTCTGCGCCAACGGTAGCAGCCAGACGGCGCATGACCACCAGCTTCGCCTCATCCACCCCGACCAGGAACAGATCGACCTTGCGCGCCTTCTTACCTGATTGCTTGCGCTGTGGCTTCTCAACGATCGGACGGCCCCAACCACCAACCCCCTTACCGGCGAACAGGCGCCGGCCTGTCTTGCCCTTGGCGTAGTCATAGGCCGCCTGGGTGTAACTCTGGCCCTGCTTTTTGGTACCGCCGGTATCGAGCACCGCAGAGCTGATCGACAGCACAGACCCGCTTTCATGCTGATAGGTTCCGGCCAGCACGTCATCCAGATCGTCCCAGACGTCCTGCTCCAGCGGATCCCCCCACAGCACGTAGTAGGCGACAGACCAGCTCTCCTCTGCCACACCCCACGCCACCACCTCGCACTCGAGGCGGTCCATCTGCATATCGATCCCGGCGGTGAGATACAGCCCCCCCATCGGAATATCGGCGCGGTACTCTTCTGATCGCAGCTGCAGGCTTGACGGGTCTGCCTTCTCGCCCTTCTCGGCATACACCTCTGCCAGCGACACGTTGACGAAGGATTGCATGTCAGCCACGGCCAGCTTGTCGAGGTAGGACTGGACGATATCGCGCAGGCGCCGGAAGGTAGAAAGCATCTCAGGGGCATGAAAGGAGGCGTGACCCCGGAACGGTTTCGCAGCCCGCCAGCCGCCTCCGTGCTTCTCAGCCTCACGGATGGCTGCGATTCGCTCGCCGTCGCTCCATATCACTCCGCACCCTTCGCAGGCGTAGCCAGCGGTTTCCGGCAGGTGCTCCTTGCCGAGATCTTCCTCTGCATCATCGATATCAACCGAGGCGCGCCCCTGCCAGGTGACGTTTTCCCACTTCAACACCTGAGCGTGGCCACAGTGCGGGCACGGCACATAGTAGCGGCGCTGATCCCCCTCTTCATAGGCGATGGCGATCCGGCTTGAGCCTTCAATGGTCGGGGTGCTGGACTCGGTGCGTAGCGCTTCATCACCGAAGGAGGCCGCCCGCTGGGCCAGCAGTTCGCCAAAGTCACCCTCTGGCAACGGATCATAGCCGTCGATCTCGTCTTGGTGGATCACCGGCGCCGAGCGGCCACGAGCTGTTTTAGGAGAACCTGACCAGCAGAACATCAGCCAGCCGCCGATGTAGGAGATCATTCGGCTGTTGTTGACCCCTTCCCTACCCCGCTGCTTCGCCATCTTGTTGGAGATCTGCGGGTTGGCTTCCAGCATCGGGCGCAGCTTGGTCTCCTGAAAGGTCTGGATATCGCCTTGCGATGGCTGGGCGAAGATCTGCGACTTAGGCTCATGCTCGATATGAAAGCCGGTGATGCACTGCTGGATGGTGGTCTTGCCCAGCTGGGCCGCCAGCTTGTAGGAGACGCGGCGGATCCCTGGCTCCTTGATGACATCGATCATCCCGCGCTGCGGCGGGGCGTTATCAAACCGGATCGGGCCAGGCTTGGCATTACCTACCGGGATGCGCACGTTGCGCTCTGCCCAGACACTCGGGAGGATGTCGGCGGGAGGGATGAGGTTGATCGTGGCTCGCCTGACAGCTTCAGCAACCGCGACCAGGTTGCTGAACTGGTGTTGCTTAGTCATCCGATCCCGGCTGGTCCTCGTCGTCATCGAGGGTTAGCTCCTCTTCTGCAGCAGACTCAAGCGCCAGCACCAGCTCTGCCCTCAGCTTGGACTTGAACTCGGTTTCATCGTTGCAGCCGATCAGCTGCATCACGGCGCGACCAGGCACCTGCATCACGTTCTGGCGGATCACCGCCATCAGCGCCGAGGTGGCCCGCTCGAATTCACGGACCGGGGCAACCTCCCCCTTTGCCTTCGCCAGCTCCAGCTCGGCCTTCTCGGCCTCCGCCGCCAGCTTGCGCAGCTTGAGCTCTTCCTCTGACGCCTGAGCTGTGCCTCGACCTTCATCCCGGGCTTTGTCACGCAGCCACTTCATCACATCGGCAGTATTGAAAGTGGCGGCCACCCCGCGGGATCCGCGCTGAGTGATCGGGCAGCCGTTGCGAGTCCAGCCGTCAACGGTCGGAGGACTCACACCCATGATCACACAGAGCTCTGACTTATTGACGTTCTGACCGGCATGCTTGACTGCCATAACACACCCTTATCGAGACAGGAGATATAATTAAAAATTCTTATCTGGCGGCCCACGCAGATATCAAATATCGCGGAGACTATGCCCCCGCAGGGGAGCCCCCCGGAGGAAGGACCCAGCCGAAAATCAAGGACGAGGTCATGGATTCACTTGCCCCGCAAGCAGGGCGTCGTAGGCTCTCTCACAGGCTAACCCTGCGGCTCTTGATCGGTCATAAGCCGCTGCCAGCTCCCCCGCTCTCGCGTCAGCCCTGCCGAGCACGTCGGCGAGCACCACGCTGGGCTCGGCTGCTGGCGCGCCTGACTGGGCAGTGGCGGAATTACTGGGGCACTTACCTGCTCTTGCTGCCAGGCGCTCGGCTGTGTCGCGCATGCTGTCAGCAGCAGCATCGGCAGCAGCAGCATCAGCCTCAGCCCGGGCAATCTGTTGTTCTGCATGTTGTCTCACCTCATCAATGGCTCTCTGCCGGCGCTGTTCTTCCTCGTGCACCAGCTCCAGGGCCTTTGTCTTCGCCTCGGCCAACTCCCGCGCCTGCTTGTCCCACTTGCCCTGCCACTCGGTGGTGGTGACGCTGACGCCATGGCTGTAGGCCCACCACAGACAGGCCAGCACACCGGCGATCGCCAGGAGATAGGGAAGGGCGCGGCGCATCATCTGGCTACCCATGGCCGCACCTCACCGACGATGCGGGGAAAAGAGGCCACGTTCAGCCACGTGAACGAACGCATGGCAACGATGCCGTCGAACTCCTCACCAGGGCGCACGTCTTCCATGCTGCACACCGGGTGATAACCGTCTTCCAACAGCTCAAGCGCCACGTCTTCGGTGATGAAGCGCGGCACCAGCAGGTCCAGTAGGTGTTTCAGTATCTCCATCATGCTGCCGCCACTCCCTTCTGAATGGCAGCAGCGCCGCCCATGCCACGGAACAGGCATTCCTCGGCAGCACGGCGACGGATAAGCCCGCGCATTACCCGGCCGTCGTTCTTGTTCCAGCGGCGGAACTGGAGCGCTGCAGCATCATAGGCGCCGGCGTTGAGCATGCGCAGCAGGGTGGAGCCTGCCAGCGCCTTGCGGCCGACGTTGTAGGCGAACAGCACCAGGGCATCAAACTGGCCCTGGGTCAGTGGCACTTTGACCAGCGCCGCCACATCACGCTCGAAGCGGGTCACGTCGATCAAGAACGCGGCATCGGCCTGTTCCTGCGTCCACACCAACCCCTGCTTCACCTCGGGGCCGGTATGCCCCCAGCCAATCGTCCAGGGCTCGCCGTTCTCGCTGCCAGGGTCAGCGTATGCCTTCAGCTTGCACTGCTCGAAGTAATGGGCCACGGCGACGCCGTGCTGTGACAGTCTCATGATGCTCACTCCGGCTTATTGGGGCAGTCTTTGCACCTGAGCTGACGCAGGACAAAATCACGTACCCGTGGGAAATAGGTCTTCATCCACCAATGGCGGATCGCCAGAGAAGCCACCGACAGATTCAGCAGCGCATCAGCTTCTTGCCCGGGATTGCTCAGCACCCCCAGCGCCGCCAGCATCAACAGCAAGCACAACACCTTGCCGATGAGCCCGTCGTGGATATCTGGCGACAACCAGCACCAGAAGGCCCACAGCACAATGACCGTCACGGCGATGGAGTTGAGGAACATCATTGACCGCCTCCTGTTCGACTGAAGCGCTCTTTCACCAGCTCAATCAGGTCCAGCCCTTTGATGGTGCGCAGGCCGGCCGCCAGCAGTGAGCCGCCAAAGGCGCCCAGCAAAAAGCCGACCCCACCGGCGAGGCCGGGATCTATGCTGTACATGCTGATGGCCAGGGGCGTGGTGAAGTAGGCGCAAGCCGCACCGGTACCAACAAAGACCACGCGCCCCTTCCAGGTGCGAAGCTCTTCATGGAAAGGCACGGCCACCACGGCGCCGATAAGGCCCGCGAGGGCCCACTCGGCATTGGTAAGGATTCGCTCTATCAGGCCCATGCTGTGCGGGCCCCCATGTTGTTTTTCATTGGTATAGCTCCGGTGCTCTTACCTCTCGGAGTGTTGCCAATTGCAGCTTTGCTATCCTCTTGGGGGATTTCTGCCCGCGCCAGATTTCTTATCTGACGCTCAGACAGCCCCATGATTTCAGCGATATAGGCAGAGGGGGTGCCATCCTTGAGCATCTTCACGATGGCCTGATCCCGAAACCGGCGGTAGATGTCCATGCAGTTGCCTGGCTGCAGGATCTCCCCGCCGAACTCCTTCACCAGCTTGTCAGCATCCGGCCAGCCGAGAATGGTCACCAGCGGGTGATCGGGGCGCAGGGTCTTGGGCACGTAGAGGATCACGCAAGAGCGCTTGGCGCCAGGGTAGCGGTGATCACGCTCATAGCAGCGCGGCAACTGGCCCACCAGATAGAGCGCCTGCTCTACCCCGATCACCTCTGCGATCTCCCGCACGCTGCGGGGCAACTCGGCCAGCGCGCTCCTCATGCCGCCTCCCTCACTGAAATGGTCACCCGCAGTTCGCCACCCTTCACCACCTGGGCACGCTCCACGCTCAACAGATCGATCTGGCTGTCATCCAGCCACACCCCGGCGTGGGTCAGGGCGTCCAGAGTGGCCTTGAGCACGTTATCGAGATCCCGCGCCCGGCGATCGGGCGGGCAGGCAACCAGCGACACCGCAAGGCGGCCGGCCAGCTGGCGGTTATTGACCCCGCCCAGCATGCACATCTGGGCCGCGTTGGTGCGGTAGCGCCTCCCCTCCTCACTGAGCAGGGTGCGCGGCTTGCCCTTCACCGCCACATTGCGCCAGATCCGGTTGGTTGAAGGTGGCCACGGCAGGGTGACGGTGAATGACTCAGGCTTTTTCATTGAACACTCCCAAGGAGCAGGCCAGCTCCAGTGTGTTGATAACGTGCTCCAACTGCGAACCGTGCTTGGCCTCCCAAGCCTTCCACCCGATCCGGTGCAACTCCATGTGTG